AGCCATCCACTCTACTGGGTAGTAGTGACTGAGCCACGCACACTGGAAGGACACCGCTCCGTAGGATACGGCGTGCGATAAGTTGAAGCCGTAGCCTGAGAAGAACTCCATGTTCGCCCACTGCTTGTCGGCAATCTCTTTAGACAATCCGTGTTCGGCACAGCCTGCTACGAACTTCTTGTAGAGATTATCTTTTACTTTGTCTTTCCCTGTTCCCTTTTTCGTTAGGACCTTGCGGAGGAGGTTGCCCTCATCCAGTGAGATGTCCTTGCCGAGTTTGTGGGCAAGCATAGCCAACTGCTCTTGGAAGACTAGAAGACCATAGGTTTCTCCGAGCACTTCTTTGATGATTGGGTGGTCGTAATGGACTTGCCCAGGGTTGGTCTTGTTCGTCACATACAGGCTGTGAGCCTTGGCGCTAAGTGGACCAGGGCGGAAGATAGCCGTGACTGCTGCGAAGTCCAAAAGAGATTCTGGTTGGGCTTCTTGGCAGAACCGCTGGGCTCCCCCGTTGGTCATCTGGAAGATGCCAGCCCACTTGCCTTTGTGGAAAACTTCTCGCCAGACTTCTTGATTATCAAAGTCAATCGTATCGGGATGGAGATGAGTATTATAATAATCTCTCACCTGCTCAAAGGTCGGCTCCTCAATGCCTTGATGGCGCTTGAGGATGTGACGAATGGCTCCCGAAATCATACGGAGAGTTGATAAGCCGAGCAAGTCAAACTTAATAAAGCCGAGGGGCTCTAGGTGTCGAACATTCTGACCTTCGCTCCATGGCGTTTGAATAACGCCACCGGAATTGATCAGAGGCATGTGCTTGTCTAGATTTTCGGCGACCACGACTCCGCCGGCGTGGCGTGAGATGCTCCGCATATTGCCAAACAGATTATCAACATGAGTCTCAATGTGAGGATACTTTTGGAAGAAGTTCTGAAGAGTTTCACTATATTCCTTTACCTCGTCAAATGTGGGAGTGTAGACCCCAGCCGTTTGACCGTGGGCTTTCTTAGCCAGCGGGGTGGCTTCGCTCATCATAACGCCCGTCACCTTATTGACTTCCATGAAGGGTACATTGTAAAACTTGCCAATGTCTTTAATCAGAGAGCGCAACTGAAGTGTATTGAAGTTACTGATGGGGACAACATTAACGCCGATCTCAGCCCATTCATTAGCCAGTTGCTCCTTGAGTTGCATCGGCTCCTCTACATCGAAATCAATATCGGGATAGCCTTTGCCCCCCTTTGTCAGGAACCTCTCGAATTGTAGCGCATACTTGATAGGATCAATCTGAGTAATATCCAGCACATACGATAACAGCGAGCCCGCAGCCGAGCCACGCCCGAGACCCACCAGCATCTCCTCTTGTGCCTTGTCTGAGATAGCCTTCATTGTGAGAAAGTACTGAGCGAATCCACGATCTTTAATGATGTTGAGTTCATACTTAAGGCGATCGACATACTCAGGGTCTGTAATATTTTTTTCTTTCATTCCCGCCAAGGCGTCAGAAGTTAGCGCCTGAATGGCTGTCTTCCCCTCGGGCACAACAAACTCCGGCAAGCGAACTTGGCTATCGGGCATGAAATCTTCGCATCGCTCGTGGGCGATGTGGTGAGTGCGCTCAATACTCTCACGAACAATTGAGTCATCATATTCGACCTTATGCTTGGCGGAGTATCGTTTATAGCTCTCCCACATCTGGTCGCCGTTCTTTGGATAAAGTTCGTACCCCACTTCTTCCACGGACTCAGGAAGACCATTATCGCCTTCAGCCCAAGCAGGGATCTTGCCCCCCCAGCCAATACGCTTATACATCTCACGGTCTTTCCAGAGTTCTGGTCGTGGATAATGACTATCGGCAGTGCTAATGATCTCGACGCCCATTTCCATGCAAGCTTGAATAATATAATTATTGCCGAGATGCTGTTCTGGAATGTCGTTCCACTGAACCTCGCCGTAAAAGCGGTCGCCAAAGATCTCTTTAAACTGGGCGATGGTGTCTCGCATAGCAGAGAGCACATGGTCTGGGCTCTTGTCTCGGTTCTTCCAGAAGTCGGCGAACAACGGACCCGACATGCAGGCACTGCTGATTATTAGCCCCTCGTTATACTTGTCGAGCATTTCGAAGTCCATGCGAGGATAGCGATAAAAGTTTTCAGGCTGATAACTATCAGACACTAACTTGAAAAGATTGTTAAGACCGGTCTGGTTCTGTGCGACCATGACAAGGTGGCTACGGCTATTGAGTGGGTTAAACTTCTTCTGCCGGTCCTCGTCTTCGATGACCATCCCATACTCTTCCTTCTTTTGGCGCTTGGCATTAGCCTTGTGCTCCTCGTACATCTTGCGCCATTTACGATGGGACTTGATGAAGTAGGATTCACATCCGTAGATGGCTCGGAAGTCTTTACCGTCCTCCTTCATTTTCTTTAAATGTTCCACTTGAAACGAGAGCCCGTTCATATGACCATGGTCGGTTAGGGCGTGGGCGTTCATCCCGTTCTCGTAGGCGAAGTCCATATGCTCCCCAGGCATCCCCAGCCCGTCAAACGGAGAGAGTCCTGAGTGAGCATGTAATCCCACGAACGGGATCTTGCTTTCAATGCGGTTGGTCATACACAACCTTTCTATTTTGGTGCGATACTATTATAGCGTACTTTTGAAATAGTTCAAGAAAAAAATGAGCAGGGCACCAACACCCTGCTCAGCCACCTGCCGCAGCAGGGAAACACCATTAGAGTATATAGTGTCACTAATAAAAGGGAGAAATATATCCGGAGCTACAGGTTTCTAAGTCTTCAGTTTCCCCAATATGGGAGGGTAAAACAGGGGACAACTTTTTATTTAAAAGGTTAGCAAGAAGCGTCTGGTATCCTCGTCTATTGTCTTCATTGCGAATAGAATATTTCTTCAAAATATCTTCACAACTCTTATTGTACATAGCTAAATCATCCCTCTCCTCGTGAAGCACAGCACGGGCAAGCTGTCTAGAAGCATCAGTAAGATGAGTGCCAGGATAGTAATACCCCAACTGCATCAGGAGATTAGAATTATGAATAACAGGAAGACGAAGGTGGGCAGCTTCTAGCAACGAATAACTAAGCTCATTATCAAAACCATGTTGAAACATTACGCTGCTTCGTTTAATAATATCCGGGAAAGATGCTTGGCGTCCAAATACAAGACGCTTCTCTTCCAAGAGATTAGAGGTGCCCCTCAAATAATAAAGCAGATCATCATTGTGCTCAAATTGATGGCGGGCATTATGTAACCTTAAAAGATTAAAACAACTGGGGGAGCGTTTCTCCGTGATCGCTGCGGTTTGGTGAGCGAAAAGCAATGCTCGGAGAGTATCGGAACCTGGCTCCACGCAGAAAATGTTCTTATTGTGGGGTCTATTCTTAGAAAATTGGGGAGATCGGGTGCGGAAGTATGGATGAGAGGCAAATTGATTGTCCAATAGCTCCGAGTCCCAAATATAAGGGGAGAGATAAGATCGGCGGGCACCATACCTGTGCTGGATATAATCCTGCTGCCACGCAAGGTGGGGTGGCAGCCAAACTGCATCGGGTTGCAAGTGCTCCTTGAGGGCATTGCTCGGACCCCTTTTGGCTCCGTCTGCCCCCAAGAAGTGACCAAATGCTGTCATCTCCTGGTCTGTTCTGTACCTCTCCTCGAAGACCACCGCCCCTATTTTAACTCCGTTTTGCCGGAACAAATTCAAATACTCAGCAGTCGGTGTGACGCCTGCCAACAACAGAGCGTCTAGGCGGTACTGTCTCACAAAGAGGTTGAGATTGTGCGTAGTTTCCCCACAAATCTCAACACTAACCACAGGTTCTGCGTTTGCCGCAGGAAGGAACACCAAGAGAGGGTCTACCCCGCCCACTCCTTGGAACAGCCTATACAAATAGAAGGCATGTTGCCGCACAGTGCAAGACTCTAAGGAGTTTGCATTGATAGCTATTCCTACGATTACATTTGTTTGCTCAGCATTACTCATAACGGATTCCCCCTTATAATATAATATTTACTCTTCTTTGGGTTCCGTGGGGTCAGGCATCCCAAAGTGCTGCTGCTCTCCGTCCTCAAAAGTAATGATTGTTCCATTTTTTGGGTGAGGCTTAATGTGAACTTTAACAAAGTCAGAAAACGAGTCAAAAACAGCAATGGATCCACGGGGTCTAGGCCATAGCCAGTGAACAACCGCCTGACCTGTGGCTAATTCAATTCCCTCAATAACAATCCCTTCGCCGCTGACGCCGGATTCATCAGAGCGTCTGCACACAGTAAAGGTGCGAATACCCTGAGGGGCTAGGTGTGCAGGAGGCTTGGGCTTAAGAGCTTCAAGTTCTGCCTGCTCTTCGGTGGGGTCAACCTCTTCTTTTATTTCATCCGTCATTCCTAAAGCCTCCTGTAGTTATGAGCCACGGCGGCAAGACGCTCGCCGTCTATTGGGTGAACTTCGTCTGCTCGATACAACTCTTTAGGTGTATGCCTGGATGCACAGAGCTTCTCTCGCCATGCCATGGCTCTTTCATAAGCCTCATCCTCTATCCAATTTATCTCAAAATGCGTCCAACCATGGTTGCCCACGAGCTTCTCGACAATAACCCCAAAGCGGAGCAAGCCGTCGTATCTATTATAGACTAACGATCCAATATCCATTAGTTATCTCTTTTCTCTACTTGTTCTTTTTCTTCGTCTGATACTCGGTTCACCAGGATGGGGTGGAACCACGCCACCACATCAAAGTTAGGTAACGAATAAAATATTCCCCCAAAAGAATCCCGTATATCCTCAAGCATCGCATCCCAGTCCTCCCCTTTACGGAGACCATACACTGGGTGTCTGTGTTTTGCTACATACCCGTCAGGATCACTAGTGAGATTATATATTTGACCTGAGGGGACTTCTGTCTTGTAAAGTTTCGAGGAAGTAAAGAACCTCTCCTTCTGGCTCGGGTTGGTATAAAAGAAGGTGCGTGGAGTGCTAGCTGTTTCAAAATCACGACTGGAATAAGATTGTTTCTTATAGGTCGGATCAAGCTCCAGGCTGTCCGCATCTACATTAGTGTAATGATAAATGGGAGTTGTTGCCCCTTCCGTTAGTGTCCGATAGGAGACTTCCGAGAGGAGTTTCTGGAAAGAGTTCCACTCTGTAACTGAGTTCATTTTTTATTCTCCAATGCACTGATTTCAATCTTGGCGAGTTGAGTATGGTGCCATCTAAACTTAATAGTTTTGCTCATGTCCGCTGCTTTCGCTAAGCGGACCTCAATACTTTCCATAAGACCACGATTCGCCACCAACTCTTCTTGCGTAAATGTTGATATGCGATCTTTATATTCGCCCTCTAAAAGCGCAGGGTCATCTGCAAACAATTCTTGTGCCAAACGATGGTCCTCCTCAAGGCGGCTATAGTACTCTGCTTTTTCTTCAGTAGTCATGGGGGGCTCAGCAGTCCTTGTGGCGGCGAAGAATGACATCCACTGCCCCATATTTCTCAACAAAGCCGTCACTAACATACTGGGGGTCAAAATCATATTTTTCATATTCTTCGAATCCTAGCTTACTATAAAGATTATTAAGAGCAGGGGTAGCAAAATGATCTAAAAAGCACCCGCCATTATCAACTGCTGCCTCCACAAGGGCTCGACCAATGCCACCCACCGAGTCTTCATTGTTGTGAACCGCCACTATTTCCTGGTGGCGACCTTTCAGTTCTTTGATGGCAAAGCCTATGTTCATTCCCTCAAGTTTATATAATTTCATCTTAGCAAGATCCGGCACATTGTATCCGGTTGTCATTTCCGGATGCTTATTGACGCACGAATCATTATCAGATTTACAAGTAAGAGATTCGTAGAAAGCCTTGGGGGACTGGGGTTCCCAGTCGTTATTTACAATTTTCTCAAGGGCGGCTTGTGATTTTTCCGCATCTGCCTCGTCTAAACTAAACAACCTCTCTGTAAAAGAATGATTATATTCTCTTCCCCTGTTTCTCTCAGCAGCAAGAGCGAATTGGCTCCATTTCTCTAGTAAAGATTTCATACAATATTATTCGCAGCAAACTACATGACTCTCGCCGATGAAGCTAAATTCTTCTGCACCCACCTTGACGGTTTCAATCCCAAAGGTTGTGAAGACAACCTTCTTGCCCTTTAGGTCTGATGTGCAGTCGTCGGCTGAATCGACAACCATTCCTATAGTGAACTCGCTCTGTGCCTTCTTTTCTTGAGGCACGAAGAAAGCTCCGCTGCTCTCCTCCTCTTGGTTTAATACTTCAATAAGTAGTCTGCGGTTTAATGGTTTCATCTTAGTCCCCTTTCCTAGAGATATAATACTACACACCTCACACATCTTTAAGAGCCCTTAGCTAATCTCGCAAGCTCCGCCGGCGCAAGCCAGTTCACCCTTCAAATCAGTGTTGTCATCTTCTTCTACTATCTTAGTAAGGTCGATACCTTGCAGCGTAGCCATCATGGCATGGAAGGTCTCCTTAGAGCAATCCTCGAAGGGGGCTTGTTGATAAGACCCGCCATCATAAGGGAGAACAGCCAAGCCATTATAATGCTCTCGGTTATCCCACATCCACTCCCCAGCGTCGGTCCACTCATTCTCGTGTAGAGAAATGGTAGCCGACACATTGTGCCCGTTCTGACCTGAGCGTTTACCTGGACTAACCCATTCTCTTGTGATTTTCTTTACCCGGCGAAAAAGCTGGAAGGCTGACTCGTCACGCAAGATAGCCCCTTCGGGCGCTCGTTGAGGCACGGAGATGACTGCGGTATCGTGTGGACGGAAGTACTCGTCCTCCACCAGTTCTGGGTGGTGAATTGCGAGGTGCCAATAAATTGGCTCATTTTTGCCAACTCTGATTCGGCGGATATAATAATCGTTGTGCCAGGCATGGATACCACTGGAAGTTCCCAGAGTCAAACTTGTGGTTCCTGCTGGTTTTACGCAGGTTGTGCGGGCTGCCTTGTTGATTCCTATAAGCTGGGCTACCCTGGCATTTTCCTCTTTGACTACATGAGCCGCCGCCGTCAAATCTATGTCATCTGACAAAACACGCCCTGAAGCGATGCCAGTCATAGACACTCCAATAAGAGCATCCTTCTCCGTGGTCCGTTGCCAGACTGGACGAAGATAGTGGAAGTCGGTATATCCAGCCTGTAGTGTTCCTATGAAGGCAGCAGCCCGTACTCGCTCTTCCAAGTCGTTTTGTCCTGTGATGTTGCTGACATTTACTTCGGTCAGGTTACAGAACTGGAAGGGTCGTAGTCCAATTTCACAGCACGGGTTGGTTCCCCAGTCCTTATCATTGGACAAGTAGATGCCGGGCTCGCCTGCGTTAGATGCTTCCACTCGCTTCCACAAGTCTAGGAAGAATTCTTTTGTGATCCTATGCCGCAAAAGCATGGCAGAATTGTTAGCACGACCTCGCTGTGGATTCTGTTCCCACCAGTTGCCAGCCTTACAAGAGATCATCTCGTTATCACTTGCCGAGAACAGGCAGATCAAGGCTGCACGCCGGATGCCGCCTGCCAATACTGCGTCAGCGATATGGCAAACAATATCGTGAACCTCGATAGGAGACAGCTTATCACCATCAGCTTTTTCGCTCAAGATTCCCTCAACCTTTACTAAGCACTCCCGTAGAGGCTGCGGACCCGGTGCTTTGCCTCCCGAGGTTACAAGGCGAGCACCTTTTGCACGAATATCACTATAATCAAATCGTAACTTAGAGCCACCAAAGAAGTAGCTGCGGACAAGATGCTTGACTGCATCCGCCCATCCTTCAATACTATCATTTATTAAATACCTCCGGGTTCTTTCTGTGTTTGGTCTATGAATTTCAGGTAGCTGCTCAACATGGTGCTGCTGGACGGAGTAGCCGACGCCTGTGCCCCCGAGGAGCAAGAACATAATTTCGCCAAACACTCGCCAGTCATCTACAGGAGCATAGGCGCAGTTAAAAACTCGGTTGGGCGAAATCTCGATAGGCTTGCCGGCAAATTGCATAGACCTCATGGAAGGGAGCACCTTCTTGTCGTATACAAGCTGATAAGAGTCTTTAATCTCTTGTTTAAGATCGGGATATTTGCGCATATGCATTTCCATATTGCGCCCGACAAGCTCTTCCCAAGTTTCTCTGCGGTTCTTTTCCGGCAAATACCGAGCATACTTCATATAGACAGTGATGTCGGATAAGATAGTTTTGGATAGATCGTGGTCGTTCATAGCTCGGGTGCTCCTTGTTTAATTTGTTGTTGTTTTTTCTTCTCTTGTTTGAACTTTTTATACTTTTGCCGCAAGTGCTCATCTTGCTCTTGTTTTGTTTTCATAACCACAGCGTCGATTGAGGAATCCTCATCCGGAGGCAATACTCGCAGGTGAACCTTGGCAGTATTAATTTCCATAGGGTAGACGATACCATCAATGCCGTTGCGGTTTTTAGCGACGAACATGCGCCCTTTGTTCTCCGTCTTGTCATCAACCGTCCGGGAGATGGAACAGATAAAATCAGCCACAAAGCACTTGCTAAAGGCTTCACTGATGGATTCCATCGTGATGACCTCAGCGTTCAATCCGCTGCGATTGGTTTGGGATGCTGTCCACACTGGAATATCCCAGACTTGTCCGATGGCTCGGAGTTCTTCATAGATATTGCCAAGGCTGTGGCGTAGCTCCTGGGTCTTGAACCCAGATGCCGTTGGCTTCAAAAGGTCAGCGTAGTCTACGATAATCATATCGGGAGTGATGCCTTTTTGTTTTAGTTTCTCTAGGTGCATTGAGATTGTACGAGTGGAGGCTGACTTAGTTGGATACTCTTTAATGATCAGTTGTCCGGGGATGTGCTCGATCACCTCTAGGATAGAGTCCTTCATGGTCATCAAGTGCTTTAGTTCAATCCCAGTGATACACGAATCATACCTCTGACCTACAACTGTGTCTGCTAACTCTAATGTGTAGTGAACAACGGTCTTGCCCTTAACTACAGCCATCGCACCAAGATGAGCAAGTGCCATAGACTTACCTGCGCCGGTTGGGGCGACCACTACACCAAGCTCTCGTTTGCCCAGACCGCCCTTGGTGATCATATCAATCTCATCCCAGTGGGTAGAGACAGGGTTGCGCATTTGCAATTCAAAGCGATCAAGGACATCCTTGTGGTAATCATGACCGTGATCGTTGTCTGCGCCTAGGTTCATAGCATCATTGATAACTTTTTGAATCTGTTCGAAGCTTTGCGTCTGGAGTAGATTTACAGATTTAAGAATCGCCTCTTTTAGTTTCTGCTTTTTGCAGAAATCAAGAGACTTCTCCTTGACATAATCTGCGTCCTCGTCCCCAATAGCATTACTTTTAATGCGGGCGAGGAAGTCAATTACTTGCTTTATGACACTGTCGGAGTAATCCTCAGTCTGAGTTCGGATAACAGATACCATCGCCTCATAGGTGGGGTGAGGGTAGGACTCTTTATGACGAAAAAGGAGGTCCACAAACACCTGAAGGTATTTAAGTTCTAAATATGATACATCGAGAACCTCTTCCATTTGGTTAGCAAAATGACGATCAAAGAGAATCAGCTTTACAAGCTTCTCTTGGAAAGATTTTCCAAATTTACTAAAAGTTTCGTATTCTCGTTCTGTCATCTGCCAACCTTTTATCTACTTCTACTATAACTCAAAAGATGAAAATGTGAAGAGGGCGCACACTATTTTTTGTGTGAGCGCAACATAAGCATCAGTTCGTCAATGTTAAGAGTACCAATTCCGTCCTTGAGGAGCATCGTTCTAATTTGGGTGCGATCCAGAGTGACTCCATCATTCTGTATTGCGTACTTGAGTTTTTGAACTCCTTGGTTAGAAATGGTAGAGGTATATAGCTGCATGATTTCGTAATTTGAAGCAATAATATCTTCGCTATCCAGAACATTCTGATAAGCCTTGATTTTAGAATTATTATTTTTTGCATGTGTTAAAATATCTTTGATCCCATAGTCTTTATTTTCTGAAAGGAAGGAAAACCTCTTAGCCACAGTTGCTAAGCCCAAGCCCTTCACGCCGTCCAGATTGTCCGATTTGTCTCCTGTGATAGCCCGTGCCCAAGCAAAATTTCGGGGGTGAATACTATATTGTTCTAGAATGCGCTCACGGTTTAAAATCTCCTCATTTTTACCAGGGCGGATCAAAACGGTCTTGTCGCTACAAAGTTGAATAAAGTCTTTGTCCGAAGAGAGGATAACCTTTTGCCAGTCATCATACTCACCACAATGACACAGCCACGCAATTACATCATCTGCCTCAACATTTTCCACCGAAAGCTGCAAAACGGGGAGTTTCTCTAGGTACTCGGTCAGACGGATAATCTGCTCATACTTGTTTTCTCGCTCTTCGTCGGGGTTAGCGAATTCATATTCTCGATTCAGCTTGGGGGCCTTGCGTCCAACTTTATAGTTTTTGTTCTTTTCTCTGCGAGCCTGTGATCCGCCAGGACCCTCCCATGCCACAACTACCCTATCGGGGTTTGTACGGCGGATCTCTTTTTGCAGAGACCTCAAAAACCCCGTCAAACCCCCTATAGGCTTTCCGTTAGAATCTAATTGTGGAGACATGACATAGTTTCTAATAAACATGTTCTGTCCGTCAATGATAAGTAATCGCTTCATTTCTCTTCTCCGTCAAACTCTAGCATACCAGTTCCATAGTCGGTCGTAAATACTGCCTTCTTGAGACCGTACTTGCTGATGACACCCTGGCACATCCTACAGGGACAAGACATCCCCGCTTTTTGATTTCTGCCTTTGCGAGCCACATAAATGGTCGCACCTTTTAAGTGTTGTTTATTCTTTACTTTAGAAATTGCGTCCATTTCAGCATGGATAGTCCGAGTGAAGACTTCGCCGTCCTCATCAATTCCCACAGCATCAGGATGGGTCTTATCTCGGTTTCTACCCACCGAAAGGACACGCCCTGCTTTTACAACAACAGCAGCGTGGCGATGCTGAATGTCTTGGCTGTAGTCTTCTCCGTCGATGCGGCGAAGAGCCAGCTTGAGAAACTTGTTGCGGATCTCATTTGTCGGGTCGGATTCCATTGTTGACTCATTCCCTACTTCTTCCCTATTTTATACTCATCCTCTAGAATGTCAAGAACTCTTTTACGAAACTTCTTATCTTCTAGGAGGGCGGGGAATTCCTTGGATTGGAACTTTTTATCTTCGCCGTCAACATTGATTGTATACCAAGCACCACTACGAATGCAACCAGGCGTGCCAACAATGGCGCTAAGCCAGGAACCTTCATCGTCTACACCTACCCTATCATTAGCTAGATCAAATAATACATCAAACTGACAACTCCTTGGCGATGGGCCAAAACGAGACTTCATAGTCTTCGCACTGGTATGGAAACCAATGACCTGCTTCTTCTCGTTTAGAATCTGACCATTAGCTTTTCCCTTGTGCTGAGTCAGCCAGATACGGCTGGAAGCGTGGTAGGGCAGAGCCTTGCCGCCGGGCTCAACTCGGTTGTCTCCGAACATCACGCCAATGTTGGTCTTCAACTGGTTAGTGAAAACCATAGCAATCTGTTCTTTGCCGAGTGTCTCCGTTACTTTCCGCATACCTTTGGCTAATGCCTTGGCTGTCAGACCGATACGGCTGTTGGGGTCATAGTCCCCTTCCACCTCGGCTTTGACTGGGGTGCCGGCAACACTGTCCCATACAATACAGACAAGTTTATCTGGTGCCTTTTCTCGGATGAGTCCAATGAGGCGTTCAATGTTTTCAAACACTTCCTCAATAGTACCCGGCTGAACATAGATAAAATTGTTCTTTGTGTCAAGTCCCAACTGTTCCATAAAATCTGGAGAGGCGGCGTTTTCTGTATCAATATATACAGCGAGCCCTCCCATCTTCTGGCAGTTAGCTAGGATCTGAGTCACGACAAGGCTCTTACCGCTGGCGGATTCACCAGCAATTGTGGTGAGCTTGCCTACCGGAATCCCTCCGTCACGACGGTTGGAAATAATATAATTCAACAAGGTTGAGCCAGTGGAAATCCATGTTTTGACATCCGTTGGGTTTTCCCCATGCAGGTCATAAGCAATATTTTCTTTGGCTGCCTTGTTTAGTTCGTTGCGCAGATCGGCAACTAAGGAACTTGATCGTTGTCTGCTCATCTTATCTCCAAAAGGAAAGGCATCTGTAACCCCATGCCTTCCTGCGGGCGGTGGTCAACTATGCCATCAACTCATTAAAGGCACTATCGATATCAGAAACACCCTTAAGGGTTGAGTCGGAATTATCTGCCTTTTGGTTGGCATTGTCATTGTTATAGCGAGTGGTGCCGTCGCTGTCATCCACGGTAGTCTCCCCGAGAGTGGCGCTCAAAATGCGCTCACACTCCTCATAAGAGGTGACATCAAACACATCTGCTGCGGCGGCAATATTTCCTAACAGGGTGTTGACTTCCTCGTCCGTAGCGGCAAGTTTGCTGGTTCGGCGCATTGGGCGCACATCAGTCGTTGGGAAGGACTGACCTTGCTTCTTTCCATAGTCAATGCGAATGTCCGTACCCGTTTCGGTGTCGGTGATGTCGCCATACTCAGGGTCAAGAACTACATCAAGTAGTGCCTGATAGGTGGTGCGGGAAAAGCCCCACCAGCGAACGCCTTTGCCCTCTTCACCACGAACAACGATGGGGGCGAATACTCGCATCTTAGGCCAGAAACGCTTGGCAGCTTCCTTCGAAGCATCAGTGCCTTCGTTCCACAGCTTGGTTCCCCACTCTGCGATGGGGTCAGCATCACCGTTAGTGCGTGGGCTGAGGACGGTAGTCTTACCTTCGGCACCCATGCCGTAGTGGTAATACGCCTCAAAGAATGGATCGCCGCCTTCAGGGCACACAAGACGGATCTGATGCGTTCCCTCGTCTGGCTTCCAATAGTGATTGTCGTCGGAACCTCCACTTCGATTAGTCAAGGCAGCCTGTTTGGCTTTCATTTTAGCTAAGTCAATACCCATGATTTTCTCCTTTACTGGTTAGTTGACCGTGTATCTAATATACCACACCTCTGAAGTGTGTAAAGCTTTTAAAAGTCTTTTTTTGTTTCCAAGAAAAAAGAGGGGCTTGAGCCCCTCTTCTCTGTGCGTCCTATAAACGCTATCGAATGTAGTCCCTTATTTCATCGATCGTAAGGATAATATACAAGAGCGGTAAATAAGCAATAGCCACTAGTGTGTCAAGTGTCCGAGAAGACAAATTATTCCCCTTCCTCTGGTTGAGGCTCTTCCTCTATTTTGAATATTTTAAGCACCCTGACCGGGTGAACTTTCAATTCTTTACCAGCCGTCAGTAAAATGGAGTCTTTGTACTTCTCCCAATCAAGCTTAAGGTGTTTGCCGGTAGCGCCATCATGTTCCGCAGCGACCGCCTGGTTTAGAGCATTAATCGTATACAAGGTATTTGTTTGCTTTTTGCGGTGGACCCGAATGGTGTATAGCCTAGAGTTGAAAGTCTTGCCCTTTTCTATCAGAGCATTATAGGTCAATATCTTATTTTGGGGATTTTCTTCATCCGAGAGTAAGAAAATATAATTATTTGTGATGTCAATAGTATCAACAATGTGATTAACCTCATTCATAATAACTTCCTCATCATCAGTCGTGATGAATGAGGCTAGTAATATACCTTTCTTATGTTGCATTAAAAAGTTCCCTCTATCGTCCACTTTAAATAGTTAGCAGAAAATCGTTTTTCAGCTTTCAATCATAGACTGAATCTTGGAGGAGTATGCCAAACACAATACCATCAAACTGTCGAAAGTGGTCGAGTATACCGAAAAGCTTGACGATACCTTTTGGTGCCTATACCCCTTCACATGGGCCTTGATGCGCTTAATTAGGGTGGGGTCCTCTTCTAGATCTTGCTCGGGGACTCCATAAAAGAAGTGAATATCGCCAATCTCTTCCAGAGGGAACATCAAGGAGGTCTCTTCCTCCCCCTCTGTTAGGGACGATATTCCGAAAGTTGCAATGCGAGCAATTTGATTCGGCTCAATCTTGGTTGATAACACCGGCTCAGTGTGATGAAAATAATTAATCATAGCGACAACATAAGAAACAAAATGAGATACACTCTGTTCGTATTTCTGGATAGAAACATCACCGACTAAAGTGTCCAGGGTAATAGAATCAACTAGAAAAATCCTCTCAAACACGCCGCTGCGGGCATACTCTTGCAATACATGAAAACACATTTCATCGCTGCTCTTGCGGGACTCGGAGATCATGGACCTCTCGGGACAAATGTATAGAACATTTATTTTTGAATCCCTTACTGTTTCCAGGATTCTCAGAGCGGCTCCAGAGGCTGGATCGCCGCCTTCCACGATTAGCAGAACCTCGTGCTTATCCTTGATAGATCTGAGGTATATCGATACCTCGTCCTGATCCACCACACTTTCACATTCCTCATGAGTGGTGTATGCGCCCAACTCTAGGCTACCTCGCTCCGTAAAGCCTGGTTCAATTTTGTAGATTCTATACTCAGGGTGCTTCGATAACTCTTCTGCGATTGCACAACCCAGCTTGCCTAAGCCAATAACTTTATCCAACTTGCATATCCCTCATGGAACCTAGAGTTTTACCTCTTTTTATGTTTACCATAAATTTGCCCAACTTCGTCGAACTCATCAAAGCAATCAGTGAGTTAATTAGTTCTGAGTCTTCATTTTTCATGTCTATTACCACCGCATCATGAATCAGAAAGGCGATGTGAGAGCCTTGGGACCGTTCCCGAAGGAGATATTCAAGCTTTAGAGCTTGGTTTAGAGTCAATTCTGCTGCGGTAGACTGCACAAGGTAGTTCAAGGCGTGATGACGAGTTGCGTCGGGAATTCTCTTCCCAAAGGGCGTTGTAACTGTGTTGCCATCCCAATATTTCGCCAACAAGGAGTCCTTCTCGTAATAAGACGCTAATTTAGCCACATCTTCCTTGCTGACAGCCTGACGGGAGCCATAAAGCCACGCAAAGAAGGCGACTTTGGCGTCGTCACGGCTAGTGATGGTGCTAAATATTTCTCTAAGGTGGAAATTATGAACATCCTCGACTGGTTGCTCTTTTTCGAGGAGACCAAGCAATGTTCTTACCTCTGCTCCATTAAAGTCTAGTTCAATATAATAATCATTCTGAGGCTCTACTGCTCCTCGGAAAGCCCTGTTCAAAGTAAGGATTGGAAAAGAGTTCTTCTGTGTGGTCAATCTTCCAGTTTTGGTTCCAAACTGCTTATACGCCACTCTAGGTTCGGAGCTTAGTAATTTTGCCGCTTGGTTTCTAAGTTTGGGGTCCTTTTCATAGGACCGTATGGTTCGTTGGTTTAACCGTACTGGGTGCTGTGCCATATCTTCTAGCATCATAGAAACATGTCTATAGAATTCATACCTTTTTGGTTTTGGCGTTGACTTAAGAATATGTTCTGTTATTTTATTTTTTACCTCGCAAAAATCCAACAAGAACCTCTGAGGAACTAGATCAAAAAAACAGTTTTCGAGAGTATTAACCTGCGAAAGGACCAACGACCTTTTGAATGCTGCTATTTTCTTAGCCACATCTTCCCAATCCTCCTGGAGATACTCAGGGACATTGTCAGCGATGCTGCCGCCCTCTAGGTACAAAGAAACATACTCAATATCTAATCCTCGCAAATATGGAGCATATTTCCAAGTCGTTGTCAAGGTGTCTGGGAACTCTTCAAGGTCAAAAAGAAGGCGGTGGTCAGTATAAATTCCGACGCATTCGCTCTTGTCGTCCAGTGTTTGAAAAATCATTGGGTTCACTTCTGTTCTGGGCTTCCAGTATATCACCCACAGTGTCTAATGTTAAAGGGTCTGTGTCCGAAGGTCCAATAAACTCTTCTTGCGTCGTTCGTAGTGCCCGGAGGTAGCGGTTCTGGGAAGATAAATTATAAATGTTCATGGATTGTTGAAGTTCTCTGCTTCTGAGTCGCAGTGGTTTTTGCAAACCTCTCTCAGCTACCCGAGCAATATAAAAAGTTTTTAACTTCCACCTATCTCCATAAGTTATATTAAAATCCTCCTCAGAAATTGGCGATCTGGTAATGGTAACAGCCGGCTCGACGCACTGGAGCACCTTATTGTAGACAGGCTTTGTTGTCGTAGTCGGCACCTGCTCTATATAAGAGTTATAAAACTTAATTAAGTGCTCCTGTACCAGGTCGATGTCAGTTTGCCAAGTCTCATTATATGCGGTCGTAAACAATATGTCAAACACTTCTTTCTGTGTTTTTGCATCTTTGACTTTTTGGTATTCCGCATAGCCGGGCTGAGCCATTCCGTCATCATCAAAATGCACAGCGATGTGGCGATAAACATCCTCAAGACCCGGTAGTTGGGAAAAGCCGAAAGCCATCGGGGGGTTTTCCGGATCTAATAGCTTCGGGTCGCAAGGCTGCGGGGGGACCGAAGTGTCAAACTCTTCGATCGGCACACCGTACATATATTCTTGCATTGCTGGGTTTCGTAGGTCCGCTATGAGACGCCAAGGGGTGTTTTTATCAATAGCAAAGCCGTAGTGAGAAGCCAGTTCAGCAATAAGTTCAAAGTTCCCGTCCAAAAACTGGTAGGATTTGGCAAAATCATCATCATAAGCGGCGCTAGCTACCTCTATCATTAGCCCGGAGACCAACGGAGAAACATAAGAACCCTCAATATACCCTGATCGGGTTAAGGGTCCCGCCTGAACCAAGATCGTATCCATATATTCATCAAAATTATCCAAGAAGGATTCCATGCCCATGATAGTGCGGTCTCGACCAAAAGATTCCATAAAAATGTTCTGAAATACTGGGTATACCGAGTCCTCCATATAGTTATTATATCCCAGGGAGGTTGGAACCCAGGCTTTGCGGACCTCCATTGTTGCCCACGGGCTGTTGCTGTAAATAATATTATTATCTACCAACTTTTGGACCTGCATGGCGAAATCTCTCCAAGCATCTGCTACAAAATTCATAGCCATTTGTATTTGCTCGCCGCTATAATATAAGCTTTTTAACTGATCAGTGTCGGGAATAACAGAATTTCCCCTTGTATTGATGGTTCCATAAAAACGCTGCTCGTTCCAGGTTTCGTAAAAGTTCCATATTAAAGAATCTGGGAAGATCTCGTTATTGTATGCTTGGCGCTGGTTGAACACAGTCCGAGAGTTCGAAGTATTACTAGCGTAAGAATATAGCTCTGGTGACTCGTTAGGGTCTACTCTTTCCTGTTTAGCCATTGGTTCGCTCCTGGAAAACAGCGTCAACTGTAGTCTTGTAGCCCGCCGGAGTTATAGAGTGATTAGATCTAACAACCCGATAATATCCACCAAGAGCTAAAACTTGGTTCGCAAAGGTCCCCAAAGCCGCACGACTATCAACATAAATCATATCGCCATTTCTATGCAAACTGTTGCCAACCATTTCAATAGATACATCCTGGGGAAGGATCAGAGCTTGAGATAACGCTGTACCCGCAGAAGCTAAAACTCCCTGTTCGATATTCATCGCCTGAAACTGTGGAACATCTTGTTTTGAGAAATTAAAGGTTTTGGCTAAGCCACGGTCGGCACCCAAGGCATAATGATAAATGCCATTTGCCTCATCCTTGAGCCTGTTTCCCTTCCTTTCCTCTCCTGTCTGTTTTGCGAACAGGATATAGTAGTTATAAATTGGTTCGGTAGACATAAATAATTCAAAGTTCTTGTGCGATGACGATAGACTATCAACTATTTGAGGCGTCAGGACGGTATGAATAATGTCACCCCCGAGACTTCTCTTCTCCCCGGTGGTGTTATTCTTCTCTAGCGGATCCGTGGTCATGTAAAGCGTATACCCAAAAGAGACCCTCATCTCATAGTTAGAAATGTTATTAAGAAGGCGACCAAGGGTAGTAACTAGATCATCAAAGAATTGGCGAAAAGGATACTCTGCACGCTCATGACGAATAACATTGTCAAAAAAGTATTGAGAAAAGTAATCCAAAGCAATAGGAATATCATAGATGGAAACATCTTCATCGCCAGAGAGATTATATCCACTCACCCCTAATCTACCTGGAGAAATCGAACCCAGCACAAACTTAATGTCGTCCCTTAACCCAGCCAGTCTCATGCCCGTGCGAACTATATCACCAAAGCGGACAAAGAGGACCTTGCTTCCGTTGAGAGGTGTAGTCGTGGCGTCTTTGCCCTCAGGGTCCCTTGAGAAGAGATTCTGTTTTACGAGGGGATCAATTTCTTCAGCCTTGGCTTCTTTTACTTTGAGGGCAGCTAGCAAGCGTAGGCGGGTGGCAAGCGGCTGTAGATTGGCACTATTAGCAGCGGCAAAAGTTAAAGAATTAGTTTGAGATTTAGGGTCATGGTGAGCCGTCGCAACAAATACCCTGCTATGCTTTTCTGTGCCCTGACCAAGCAATTCGTTAATGAACTGGGAGTATCTCTGGGTCCTAATAGTTCTTTGAGCAGCGAAATAAAGAGTCTCTACTGATTTAGCATAAGCTTCATAAGCCTTTAATCTTTTCGTCTCCGACTTTTCTCCATAAATCTCGCCCTTTATCTCAGATATTTTTTGGAGAGTGGCAATAACATCACTCTCTGCTTTTAGTCTGTCCAAGCGGACATATAGAAGACCCGTCTCCTCGGTGTTATTTGCTTGTTGTTGCTTTAGTTTTGACGCTATGTAGCCTTTAGGGTAAACATTTTCTAAATTAAGTTCCCCAAGCGAAACACCAACCTGCTTTTGATTAAGGTTTCCCGTGGAAAAGTTATTCTTACCCAGGACATCAGAAGCGGGTCCTGCTAGGTATTGATCAGTAGATCCTACATAGTCAATGGTCAGTGTGGTTGGTCCCTCTTGGCTGAAGTCCACATCATACGCCTTCATGCTCAGAAGTATTACTCTCTGGGTCGATTCTATTCCATTAATAAAATCCATATACCTTTGGTTTGACGCCTTATAGCGATCAGACGCCTTAGCCAATGCCTGGTCACTATCCTGTATGAACATCCTCCGGAGGGCTTCCTTGTTTCCTTTTGGTACAGACCAGCCCACGGCGACCTTCAGTTGTCTAAAATTTGCCCTAGTGGCTAAACTAGACGATTGGGCTCTTGTTCCAGGCACCATGAGCGGAGTTAAGGTCTCCAACTCTTGGTGTAACTTATTAAGTCTGCCCTTTAAAGACTTCTCTTTAGCATTCTGTTTGAGGGGAGGAGCATAACTGGATTGGCGACCATCGGTAAATAAAAACTGAAGGTAGTTTAGGTTTACAAGTTCCGTAAGGGTGCCAAAATATAACTTCAACTTAGCGGTAATAATTCTATCGCCTTCGTGCTTGTTGTGATAATTCCAGTCAAATGACTTAATGCCCACATCAGAACCCCGTTGGTCCCGAGGAGCTAACAATTCATCTACACTATTTCCCCGTCGTAGGGAAGCTAATTTGAGAGTCCTCTCAGCCAAGGTGTGATCGCTAAAATAAACTTCCTGTTGATTGCCTTCGTTGTCTACAATAAAGAAACGCAGCAAAGGCTCCAACATAGAAAGCTGGGCAGGTGTAGCCTGGAGAAATGTCGAGCTATTAGGAGGGTTGACCATTTTAGTCACGACATCCTCTGGGGGTCCGTAATAAGGGAGCACATATTGGGCTGTATCGAACTTATATTTCTCGGGTTCTGTCAAATAAGTACTGTTTTGTATGCAATCTTTTAGGTTTTCCAGCAATAGCTGCTGCGAGTTGATATTAGATTCTGCTATTAGTTGTGCCTCTAATAAAGCTTGAGCGGCATCACGACGGACTTTCGCTTTCCGTGCAATCTGTGCTGGGCTTTCTGATGCTGCCAGGGCATCAGCGACATCCCCAGGGAGCGACACTACACCTCGACCAACGCCTTTGGCGGCATCCACAGTGGAAGACCCAAGATCGCTCGGGAGATCTCCAACTGCGCTGATCGCTTGACTGCCTCCTCCGACGATGCCCTTCCAGGTTGCGGACCCAGCCTCTTTTAGTGTCTTAAAAAAGCCCACTAGAAATACCCCAATACATCACTCAGGGGCATTGGGATGAAAAACACTTCCCCGGTTTCAAACTCGGCTTCCGTAGCCTTTTTGTTAAACCATGCGATCACCCACCAGTAATCTGGTGAGCCGTAATACTCATTAGAAATATTATATAATTTGTCCGTTGAATGCCAGACACCAGTTACAGTAGTGAGAGATGCCAAAACCTCGTTGGTAGGATAGGATATACGAGGCATGGCATATTGATAGGTCTGCACAATGCCCCTGTTGCGGAAAAAAACATTCCTATAGTTTCTGTCATCATTGAGAAAAAGATTTCTCTTGCTTAGTCTAGAATAACTCATACTTGTCCGTCCGGATTAACTGGCAACTGTCCCTTGCTGCTGCCACCGCTACCGCCGCCAGCCTTAGCCACTGCAACACTGTTGGGGTCTTTAGCTTTCTTTGTTATCTTAATAGTCTGGTTGTTTAGCGACTTCTTGTTTTCCCATTCTGGTCGGCGGTTGCCCGTGCCGGGAATGTTGTAGGGATAATTGGTAAAATTTGTCCGTGAATCATTAAAAGAGTACTTCCTAGTCACCGTCTGCTTGTAGACGCCACTTCCATATTGTTCTGGGGATCTTTTTTCGCTTACCTTGAAGCCTAGATCGTGCTCATGTAAAACATTAAGCTCGAAATTGAGCCTAAAGGTCTTGGGATAATATTCATTGCTCTGCGAGCCGATGGCTCCGGTACCGTCACCCGGCTTGCGTTGGCGGTTGAACATACCGTGCTCCAGCACAGGATCGAAAGTAAACCCATTCACATACCCCAACAAACCAGTCCCTACGGAGTTCTTAATAAGGTTACCGAAACTAACCCTTACGAGGGGACCCTGATTAATGACGGTTGCGCCGCCGCCAGAAGACTCATCATAAAGAGGATAAAGAAAACTCATAAGCTGATTGAGCTTCCATAAGTTCTCCTGGGCGTGCTCAAATGAATCAGCCGGCACATTCCAGGCTACAGCAAGCGCACGACGAGTATTCATAAATGTAGCAATAGGATCCATACGACCATAAACCTGCTCCGCATTCCAATTCGAGTTATAGGCATCACTAAGCATATCTAGAAATGCCGGAAAGGCTACCTTGAACCCAGTTGGCACATGGGATATAACAAGGTTTTGACGCTCCTTCGTAAAAAGTTGCCGTGAACCCTCAGAATACATCGACACATTGCCGTTCTGAGCCTTTTGTTTGAATGCGGGTGGTTTGGTCTTATCTGCCATTGTTATTATTCCGTTTATTGAAGGTTATCTAACTGGATTCAGTTCGAACATAACATCTTGTACAACCTTCTGCCTAAATCCTTCTGCATACAAGTCTATCTCAACTGGGGCAGTGATACTAAACTTCTGACCTTCACGGGTCATAGAAGTATTATCTGCAATTTGTTTTAGGGTTCTATGAATATCGCCTGTTCCCATGAATATTGTGTCATCGGGGCGGGTTTTAATAGGTCGCTTGCCGGCCTGAGAGATCACCTTTGAGTCTCCGGGACCAATTTCACCGTCGCTCATAAAAGAAGCTGCCGTCGAGCCAAGCCCATAACCAATCGCAGCACCCGGAGGACCGCCCACCACAAAACCTGCAATGCCGCCAATAATACCGCCGATGGCTCCCATCTTACCCTTTTTTTTCTGGGTCTCATCGCCGAAGATCATGTTAGCCAGATCGTTGATCGCCATTAGAACACCAAAAATAGGTCCCAAAGCTGCCATAAACCCCCGAGCGGTTACACCCAGGACACGCCAAACTTTTCCTAGATACTTAAATCCTTTCCATAATAGATGTATCGCAGAGCCAAGACCTACAACATAGGACATCAGCTTACCAAAAGGACTAGACATCGCATCATTGAAAAACTGGGAGATACCGACTAAAGCCTTCCCGAACACATCTATTATAGGGGAGATGTTGATGAAGAACTGCTGCATCGACGATTGCCATCGCTGGGATATGTCTATGAACTTTTCTTGGCGTTCTTGGTTTTTAATCTGGTCACGCTGGGCTTTCCTCATCTCCATAGGGTCGCCGAAGAGCCTGGCAGCCATGTCCACATCCGTCCCCATAATATCGGCAATCATCTGCTTCTGGCGTCGAGACATGTCCTTAAAGTTTGTGCCCTGCATATTAAATTCGGCTCTCAGAATCTTCAATCGTTCTTCCGACGAGGCGGACATCATCTCTACAGAATTGAGTTGAAGTCCAAGCTGTGCATTCAATTTGCCAGCCACATCGGCTGATCCTTCAAAAGTATCAAACATTTCAGTAAAGTCAAATGCCTGGCGGGTTGTCATCCCGAGACTACGAGCCTGGTTTGCCAGATCTCGGTATACCCGTGTACCGGCGACACCAAAACGAGCAAGTGCCGGAGAAAGGTCATTGAAATCTTCAGCGACTTTGCCCACAGTGGTGCCAAGCTCAATGGATAAGTCCTCGAAAGAAGCCAGGGTTGCCTCAGCGGTGGTTTGATTAAACTTCATCCCTCGCTTCAATGCATCTAGCGCCTTGGCGGAAACCTCGGCACCCACTCCCATATTCAAAAATCTTCCTGTAATCTTAGCAGTGCTCCTTTGAGCCTCTTCGGATAGGAAGTTAAAGTCGCTAAATTGAGTACTCAAGCCTCCCAGGACCTGTGTTCCTTGCTCCACTGATAAATAGAGCCCGTTGTTAGCGTCTGCCAGATCTACGAGATTGTCCTGAAACGCAGTTGCATATCCAGTAGCTCTAGCCAAAGTAACATTCTGCTTATCCATCGCCTTAGCAAAGCTCAACATACCAGTCACAACAGTTTTTGAAGCCTTGCTAAAATCCCTTTGACCCTTCTCGTTCTTCTTGAAGCTATCAAGAAGTTTCATGTTGATGCCAGTTATTTCAGTCAGAAACCCTTTGGTGTTATCAAGACCCTCATTATATTCGTCATTAGCCTTCTTGAGTTCCTCAAGAGCTTTTGTTCGATCTTCTATCTTCTCTGTGAGAACTTTTTGCTGACGAGTTAAATCAACCAGAGACCTCTTCTGGATCTCGGTAAGCTCGTAGCCTGCTTTGCGCTGGGTGTTTAGATTTTCAATTTCTGCGGCTAATCTAGCGGCTTCTACCTGTTGAGCTTTGATCGCCTCAGTCTGTTGTTGAATATTGTTTGTATCATCAGCCATCTATATCACCTCAGCTTGAGATAGGCCAGTTGATGCCGGCTTCTCTTTCAAATCGCTTGATGGCGAGGTTGAGCTTGGCTTTCTGGTTGTAGGTCATTGGGTCGTCTAGACCGTACTTCTTAATGAAGTCCATGTACCTTTTCTCATTGACTAGGGCGTCAGTGAATCTTTCTATTTCTATTTTGTTCCCTCGAACCCGGACAGGGATTCGTCTGCCCTTGAACATCTTAGATAAGAGATACTCAACCCACGCAGCAAATACATGAAGAATATTCTCGTTGAGTTCATTTCCCTTGAAGTCGTTTAAGTCAAGGATCTCGTTTTCAAAATCGATCTGCACTAGAGTATCTCCATAATTCTTTGTTTAGTAAATAGTTGTCCAAAACAAATTCTTACGGAGTATAAGTGCGACCTCGACCAGAGGACGAGGAAGAGGTTGCCTTCCTGTACTGCTCGGCTTCATCTTCTTTTTGCTTAATGAGGCGACCAAGGAACCATGATCGAACATTGACCGGCAAGTTGTAAGACTCAAAGAAGCTCCAGCCGCCGTGGTATTTTAGTTGGAAAAGCTGTTCGTAAACGCTCTCAATATACTCATCACTTAGGCCAAAAAAAGTCCGCAGAGAGCGGAACCTCCATGTCCGCCGTATGAGAACAATTAGAGCACTCAAAGTGCTGCGTCATGTCAATATTGGGGATGCACTCTGTATAAACATTTCGGAGCAAGCGACCATCACGAGCAGGGAGAGCCTGAATGAAAGATTCGATTGCTATTGGCGAAGGATTGCCGTTTATACTAATGATGTAGCTCCGGAAGGCATCTGTCATTCCGCCGCCGGCTGCTTTTCTTTTAGCTTTTCTTTCCATCTCCTTGTAGAGGCGGAGTTCGTCAGCGCCGTTTAACATGCGACACTCAACCGTTGCCTGGGTCATGGGAAGATTCACGAGCAAAGTATGATTGTCCGTGAGGGTTACTCCGTGCTCTACAATCTTTTGCTCAAAAGAGTTTGTAGGTGGATTCGAAATGTCGAAAGAGAACTCCTCATGGGCACCACACGCAGGACAGGTTACATTAGTGTCATAATCAGGACCATAACCTGTGCGTCGGGCGGCGACCAAAAGTGCGTTCTTGTCTCCGACCAACAGAGTATCGATCTGGACTGTCTTGTCTACTAGCAGGTTTTGTAGCATCCTGTCTAGAGCCACGCCTTCCTTAAGGAGAGAGCGAGAAGTAAGTATATCCTCCTCCTTAGCAGTCATAAACTTGATCTCCACATTTGTTGCATTATGGAGAGGGTGATCGGGACCATAAAAACGACCGCCGCTTGGGATCTCTACAAACTCAGTAGGAACTGACCAAGCAAATGATTGCGTATCTGTAGATGCACCAGTGCCCGTCCCTACAGCAGAGATGGGCGCTGGTGATTCGTCGTTTAAGAAGTTGTCGTCAGGTTGCCCTGTTCTATTCTGATTGCGACTCATATGTAACCTTTCTTTTTTAAATTGTAACCTATATTATCTGATCCGTTTAGAATCAGGTAGCAGCAGCGCCCAGGTTGGTGCCCATGGCCTGAGTCTGCGTAAGCTTAGCCCAGTCATAAGTCAACTCAACTGTCACCTCATTCATGTCGTCAGAAGCATAATCTAAGGAGCCACCAAAATCTACGCTTGTGATGAATGGGTTCATCAATTCCCAGCGTTCGATGATGCTACCATTCTCATCAATCTGGTCGATGTAGACAGCGCCGATCTGATCAGCGAAGCCTTGCTTGCTAAGACTGACCTTGGAGCGAGTAGCTGTGGTGGGATACTTATAACCTGAAGCACCCAACACATCCAAAAATGCCCAAGATAGATCTGGATCAACTGGATCTACAAGAGTAATTGAAATAGGATCCCAGGTCACACGACCGGGATACTTGAAGGTGTGATCAACATACTGATGTTCAATTGTGCTGATGTTAGCTTTTGGCTTACTAGCAGTCTTGATTGTCCAGACGGGGATAGCACCCTCGCCTAGTGTGCGGCTACTAAACTTAAGCTCAAACCTAAAGCGGCGTTTTGGCTCAGTTCTAACATCATTCCAGAATAAACTTGACATTATTTTATCTTACTCCTCAATTATAATTAGGCAGCTTTCGAATTAATCTTCGAAGGATGCCCCGCTATTAGTAACCACAAAATCAATTGCAAAATACTCGACTGCTCGGGTTGGCTTCACAAGCAACTTAGCATACATGATGTTTCGGTCAATCAAGTCTGGCGTAGTTGTTGTGTTGTCTAGCACGAGGCGGAAATCCTCGATACCAAACTCAGCACGAACGCTCTCTAGTAAGGGGTTAGCCTGACCGAGGAAGCGATCCCAAGTATCCTGAGTATTGGGTCCGAAGAGCAACCTAGAAGCGATGAAGGAGATTTCTCTCTTCAAGTAGATCATCAAGCGACGAACATTGATTCTATCTAGAGCAGAGGATGTCTGCTGTAGTGTCTTCTGACCAAAGACCACGATACCTTCAGCAGGGAACTTAGCAATTGGGTTAATATTGTTTTCATATAGTGTGTCACGCTCGTCTGAAGTTAGACGGCGAGAAACATCCAACACTGGCACGCCAGCAGCACCTTCGCTCAATCCACCTCGGGTGAATCCAGCAGGAGCGAACCATGGGGCGTTTAGACGGTCAGTTGAAGAAAGAACGCCCATCGCAGCCACACTTGGTGGTGCCCACAAGGTCTGGTTAGTGTTGGTGTCTAGGATGCGTACCCATGGGTAGTATGTAGCACCGTAGCTGTTGTTGATGCTACGAGCAGCCAAAGTATCAGCAGCTTGCGTAGCAGTAGAACTAGCATTACGAGTCTCAGCGGAGCCCGTGTCTTCAGTACTTGGCACATAGCCGTACTGGATATCGACGATAGCTAGGGCGTCGGCACGCTCCTCGACTGTATCTAACAAGTAGTTAGTCACAGCAGGACGCCAGATCCCTGGGATAGACACAGCATTCATTTGAATGTAGTCTGGGTCTGAAGCAATGTTGATGGCTTTTCTTAGGGAGAACAACTCGTATGAATCATTTTCATCTGTTGCCGTCATTTTGCTATTTCTAAATGGTTCACGCTCCGTTACATCATAACCGTCGGATCCACCGAAGAGCATTGAAGTAAAGCGATCAGCGCCGGCTGCAAGCGTTGTTTTATAGCTTGCAACAAGTGGAGCACTAAGGCTGGTTCCAGCAGCACGCTGACCAGCAGCATAGGTGTAGCCTGCATCAGCCGAGCCAGAGATATTATCTAGTGAAAAGCACCAGGCAATAGCTGTGGGGTCAGTAGCAGCAGCAGAAGCAGCATATGTTGTGGTTTGACCTTCAACATCATGCGCCGTAGAAGCAGGATCATTATTGTACGCAGATAGATCCATGGTTCGAAGTCGGAGACAATCAGCAAGCTGTGGATTGAAGAAGGTGTCGGCACCTGTTCTTCCGGACCATGCTCCCCAGAAAGTGTTTCTCATGGAACGAGGTGTTCCCCATGTGCTCAACTGTCTTAGAGGTACGGATGGGAAAGCAACCTTGGCAGAGAAGGTTCCACCGCCAGTAAAGTCAGCGGCAGCCATGTTGGTGACGCCAGACATGTCGAGCACTGTGTTCCCGGCACTGCCACCAACATCTTGAACAAGTGTAATAACAGCATCGACATTCAAGCCGCCAGGGGTTGTTACCGTGGCTGCTACTTTGCCCGCCCAATCATTAATTGTAAGAGCAATTTGAGTAGCGTACCCGGAAGCGTCATTGACCCCTAGACCATTAATACCAATCACAGGAGCGGCGTGAGTTGCCACGGTGTCGTCAAATCTAAATGTCAGACCAGTGAGTTCAGTGTCTGTAAGTACGAAATCATTACCGTTGACACCGCCAGTGGTTATGCCACTAGCAGTCACAGTAATTGTAGTCGCACCAGCAAAGGCTGGAACCTGCAACACATCAATGTTAGCAGCCTCGTGACCGATGTTACCGAAATCAGCTTCGCCATTACCAGCCAACATCGTTTGGACAGCACCACGGGATGAGGACACTGGAGTAGCATAGTTGAAAGACCAGCCGCCAGAGCCGCTGAGGATGCCAACATCACGATACTTAAGTGGACCGAAGACGCCGAATGGTAGCCAGCGGCTTTCGCCGGAGCCAGCAGCAACATCTTCGTTCATGACTACACGGATGTAGTTAGAGTTATTGTCAAACTCACCGTACTCTTGCATACGCTTTTCAGTCTGAGAGTATACTTCGTACTTGTCACCGATGCGCTTAGCAATATAATTTGCAGAAGCAGGATTCAAGTTAAGCTCGTCGAAGCGTTCAATGATTTCGGGTCGGCTATCTGTATCAGAGATAGAGCGAACTAGCACAGAGAAGGTGCCATATTCTTGATAATCGCCTGCGGGGGCAGTTATGTTTGAGATAGATACTTTTACTTCCCTTTGAACTGACTCACCAGCGGTAAGAGCTTCAAGGCGGAAGAGCTTCTGCATATTCCGTGGAGCATAACTTGCAAAATCATTCGTAAGATCCTGTGCGATAAACCAACCTGTGGTTGCCTTAGTAGCGCCACCCTCAAAGTTGCTTTGCTGTACAGCATAACTGCCACTGTTCACAGCCATTGGAAGCATTGCCGCAAAATACTTGGTCGTTGAGGACCCAAGGACACCAATTGAAGTAGTTCCCTCAGCAGTGAGAGATCGTTCGAAGGACTCTCCTAGCCAAGTAATCCCATTCTGATAGAAAGCCTGTGTAGAGGCATCAGTAATGGCAGAGTTGGTAACTGTGGGATTAGTGTTTAATGCCTTGCGAATGAAGTTCTCACTGTCAGGATTTAAACTGACTGTGACTTTTTCATTAGTAGCACTACCCGTGAAGAGCAGAGTAAAATCATCCATGGTAGCAATTTCATATACACTGGAGCCCGAGCAGGAAGCGATAGGAAGACCTAAACCATCCCGAACATCACCAGCTAAGTTACCAGAGAGTAGGACTCGACCAGACTCCATATAAAATTGAGCGGCGACAGCGCCTTTGAGTGTTGGTCGGTCTATCGAACTTGAAGGCCACACACATAGGGCATAAACACCACCAGCATTATTAGTAGCTGGCACATCGCCACCCGTAGCAACAAAGTCGGGAACCTTCCAGCCGGCTTTACCGGCAGCGGTAGCATTACTTGATTCATCACCAAGTACCAGAAGGAAAGTAATGGGCGAACCGTTCCTTAGCCAAGCCTGTGCAGCGAATGCAGCATAGGTAGGGGCAGTAAGGTTGCCGTCACGCCATACATCGCCACCCTTGTTGCCAGGAACTGGGTAGCCGAATGTTTGTACAAAATCTGAAAAGGATGTCATCTTGACAGGCTTGTTAGCTGGTCCTTTTCTTGATCTACCAATTAATAGGGGTCCGACTTCGCCGGGCAGTTCAGGAAATTGAGAGTTATCAATCTCATTGACGAACACGCCGGGTGAAATAAACTTGAATCTTCTGGAAGAGTTGTCAGCCATTGAAAATACTTCTCCTCGTTTTTAAACGCTATTGTGTAGCATAAATACAATAAATGCTACTAATAAATAGTAGCCGATATGTCCAAACACCCACCAATATCCTATTATGGTTAGCCTCGATATTTATCTTTTCTTCCCGCAGTAAAATCAGGTTCGTCGCCAACAATAGCTCGCTCACGACCAATAGT